AGGTAGCTATTGGACATTAAATGGTTATTCTAGCTACCTGCAGGGGTTTAGATCCCCCGCTAATGCAGCAACTATTGTAAATCCAGCGACTGATGTCTTGATGTTGATGTATAACACTCCCGCCTCATCGCTATATCATACGGGTACCGGTTTAGGGTTGTTAGATGGCGAGTATGGAGCTGTACATTATACAGGAATATATAAGGTAGAAGAGGGGGGGTCGCTTTGCTATAACCTAACCGGTAAAATCACAACTGGAGACACAAACCCTCAATCGATTTCATACGAACTGATCAGAAATGGAATGGGGTATAATGACGCCTTCAATTTCGACTACCCGGAGTCTGGTCTTTATGGGTCTATATTCCATACGGACATTACTATCAGAGATACTGATGAAGACGGCGTGAAGTTTTCGCCATTTTTAACCTACGACCGTAACGCTGGTACGATATACGGGCAGGGTTTCTTTAAAGAAGTTCGTAACGTGTACCGTGATGACGTGTTAACAGTTATCGACCTAAGTGAATCGAACGTTACAGTCAATGTAACGAAGGGTGAGCGCTTCATGATGGTAAATTCGTCTACATCTGGGATAGCTAACGTGCCATTAGTTGCACTACGCGATACTAATGTTACTGTTCCTGCAGCGCACTTCGATGGGTGGCAGATCGGTATCGATGATGGGCGTGTTTATAGGAAGGATGGATATTTTTGGGATATAGCAGCCGTTGACCCTGTTTCAAAGAGTGGCGATGATAGTATACTATCTAACGCACAACACCTAAGGTTAGGTGAGGATCTTAATGGGAATATAATCACATACGGATCTTTTAGAACTGACGAAATTCTCGGTTTTGTACCTAGACATAAACGTCGTAAATCAATCGTTTAATTATAAGGGGCTAACGCCCCTTAACGGAGAATTAGCAATGACAGATATAGCTAATAGAGTTCCAGGTGTGCTTAGATCACTATCTAAGGCACAGTTTGAAGCTAACCGTGAACATAACAGAGGTATTTTTGCCTCTAGCGGTTACATAGAGCCAGGACGCCATTGGGATAATACTGATTATGTAATGGGTGAGGGTCTGTTTACTTTCTCTTCATCTGTATATGACAGCCTATACATGGGGCGTAGTACTTTTCAAACAGGCGGTGGCGGTGTTAGTGAATCGGATTATCCTATTTTTAACATTGACGGTATTGTAGTCCACCTTAGAGGCACTAACCATGATACAAGCTATCATGAGAGTTACGATGAGGTTAAATACGACACTAACCGTATTCTACTACCACCTGCACCTATGGCCACACCCGAGTTAAGTACAACGACTACTAAGGACTACCAGCAGGGTGACCATGTTGTTGTAGGCAACAACATCTACGTCTGCATTCACCCTGACGGGTCAACTGCTGGTTCTAGTTTAACAAACACTACACTTTTTGAAACCCGCGATATGGTATCTCGTGAAGATCTAGTAGGAATGGAAGTATTCCTAGTAGAGCTGAAACAGGGTAAAGTTAATGTAGTTTACCCTTATGGTAATGTTCAAAATGGTGAAAAAGATTGGAACGGATTTGATCTTCAAAATGATTTAATGCATGAAGATTATTCAAAATTCGGAAGCTGGCAGGAAAGCTGGCCAGTGGATCAATTTACCCACGAGGGTGTCGATGTTACCCGAGTAAATGGACCTGGTTTTGGTGTCCGTTGGAGTGATCTTACTGCAGAAGAGCGAAATGTGTGGATGGCCGATCCTGATAATAACATCTACGAAGAAGATGGTAGATATTACCAGTGGCAGTATCGTATACGTTCAGTACCATCGTTAGGTCAACAGTGGAAATGGTCTACGGTAGAAGATGCGTATACCGCTACTTTTATCAGTGCTGCAGACTATGATGTCGGTGGGGTTTTGCAATTTCAAGGTTATTCTCTATATACTACTCAATATAGGTTGACTGGGGGTAGACGTGTGTTAACTCCTAGAAATTCTTATTCTGAGAAAGCACCTGGAATATGGTCACTTAATAGCTTTTCATCAGCCGGAATGAGTGAAGGGGCTTGTTACTTCTTACCAATTGCAAAAGTTACACGTCTTAACCAGGGTGGTTATCATCCTGTTTATAACCCATTGGGCACGGCAACGTTCAGAAAACAAACTGAAAATTCAGATAACCCGTGGTATATTGATGGGGTGTATTTACCAGAATCAATAGCGGATTGTTTTAAAATAGCTACAGGTCCCCAGGAAGAAGGCATCTACCCTAATTCTGGAACACATGTGTCTGGTAAGAGTGGTCACCCTCTTCAATACGTGCATGATATAATACGTGCAGATATGGTTGACGATTTACGCTTACCTGCCATCGGCGCGGGTATTGACGTAGAAGACCTAGCCTACGATTATGTATTCGGCAAGGTCAGGGGTTGGGAGCCGTTGAAGTTAATGAATGTATTTAAATCTACAATTGAGACTGTAGATAGCAATGCTCAAATAACATTACTTGACGCTCCTGATAACGAATTTAGAACCGGTTGTTGGTTATATAACGTTACTAAAGACCTTCTTCAGCCAGGTATTCGTTACGATAATTCTAATTCGTACTGGTCTATTGATAAATCAATAGACCCTCAGACAATCTTAGGACAGTGGGGTTCAAGTGGTAATGTTAACCATTTTATAACAGATGGTTGGGAGGTAAATGACGAGGTAATCGTTATATCCTTTAAAGAGTCCGATGTTTCTATGCAACGACATATCACCACTGATGTAATAGCAACACCGCAGAAGCTTTTAGATTTATTATTATCATACGGCGTCACAACCGTACCCTGTATGGATTGGATTCCTTCCATACCAGATAATACATCTAAAGAATATAAAGGTCGTAGAAAGATAGAACGTACATCTAGTAGTCTACTAATTACTGATAATCTAGGTGAAAACTGGCTTACTAGTACTTCTTATCTAGGACGTTATATTGGTTTTTCAAACAGCTCTATGCACGTGGTCCCTGAAAACCAAATTCAACTTCTACAATACCGATCGTCGGCATCTGTGGTTAAAAGAGCATCTCTTTTTAATGGCAGTACTCGAAGATTACCTTTCGCCAATGCTGCTATAAGTGGTATTTGGGCTACAACTTCAGCAGATATTAAGAAGGGGGGTTTAGTTAATTACTCACTTACCGGTCAGGTTCCAGTGGGTGATGGTTCTGATCCTTTAAGATATCGTCGAGAACGCATAGGTCTACTACATACACGTGATGGTTACGTGTTAGATGGTACGTGGACTCAAGATCTTGCACATGCGGAGCTGGATTCGTTAGACCCGTCTAACGGTGTTAAATTCCACGTGAGCTTGGGACACCAAACCAAGAATAACTTGATCTATCCACAATTGACGTTCAAACAGCTGTATTACGAAACAGGTGATAAACCAGTTACCATAATAGATTTGTCTACACCACAAACTGTTAATTTGGAGATTGGTGAGCATTTTAAACTGATTAACAATCGAAATAGTTTCATCGAGGGGTTGGTCTTGGCGACACGACAAACAATAACCAATCAAACATGGGGTGAAGCCAGTTTTGATCTACATCGTGTTAATTACGATGATGGTAATATCTATCGTGAAGATGGTTCTTTTGTAGGGCAGTTTGAACTAGCACCTATCACCAGACATGGTGATGATGGTGAGTTTGAAGGGCATTCGACTTCAAACGTTGCTTTTGATAAAGACCTCAATGGTAATACAGTAGCGTATGGTGTAGTGTTAGGGACAAAACCTATCGGTTTCTTACCTAAAACCTACCGTAGATAATGGATATGGGGGTCACGGCCCCCAATACCTGGAGTAATTTAAAAATGATAAACTTAGCAGAACTGTTACCTTCATCGGGTAAAGGCATGACTGTTTCAGAGTTTGAATCTTTACGTGAAATGCGAAGACGTACGTTTGCAGTTTCTGGATTTATACATCCAGGGATGCACTACGAGGAAGATGTTAATAATGTTGCTGTAAATACAGGAATATGGTGCACAATTAACGGCGGGTTACCCAATGCATTTAGAATGGGTAGAAGCACAAGCGATGGTAATAACCGTGGGGATAGTGAGACGGAGCACCCTGTCTACAATATAGACGGCCTTAGAATCGTTCAAAATTTAACTGGCGCGTCATCTCGAAACTCTATCTACCTTCCACCGGCTCCGATGGCCGAAGTAGAGGCAAGTACGACTACATCTCGCGATTATAAACCTGGCGACCATGTAATAAACAATAATAATATTTACATTACTGTAAGCGACGCACCATCAGGTATGCTATTGTCAGATGTTACCTACTTTAAACCAGTAGATATGGTATCTCGTGAAGATCTAGTAGGGATGGAAGTATTCCTAGTAGAAATAGGGAATGAGGGAGGTCAGATACCTGCTGTTTTTCCTTTAGGTAATGTCCAATATAACGGCAATACTAGCGGAACAAAGAATTACACCGATGGTGTAATGCCTCAGAGCTATAGTGCTTTTGGTTCGTGGGATACCGTGACGTGGGGCCGTGGGTTTACATGGGATAAGATGAGCGAAGAGCACAAAACAAAGTTTATCAACGACCCTGATAATAACGTATATTTGGACGGCGACCGTGTTTATCAATGGCAGTATCGTATACGTTCAGTACCATCAATTGGTGATGATTGGCGCTTTACAAGCGGTTATGATGATGCGGCAACGTCCTATGTAAGGACTAGCGGTGACGTTTCTCTTGTAAGGCTGAGTGCCCAAGGCTCATCAATTCCGGTCGTTGAGGTGAATTCTGGTCGTCATTTTTACCAGATTAATTCCCAAGAACGAGTAGGTAATGTTGACCCGGGTCTTGCCATTACCAATCCTAAGTTCACATCTAACAATGCAATAGGTAGTATATTTTGGATGCCTATTGCAAAAGTTACACGCCTTAACCAGGGTGCTTATCACCCCGCCTTTAATCCATTAGGTACTAAACTTCATGCAACAGCTAATGGTGGGGATTTTTATTCACAAAGCGCTGTTTTGAAGAGGGCGGAGTCTATTGCTGATTGTTTCCAATACAATAGTGATGGCGGGTCACTGATAGACGGTGGGTATGGTGGTAATATTCAACATGGATTCTCTGGTCATCCATTAGGGTATACGCACGATAACATCTACGACTGGCAGATGCAGGATCTTCGCACAGACGCCCAAGGTATCAATATAGATGCTAACGCGTTTGGTAAAGATCTACTAGGCAATCGAACTCGTGGGTGGGAATATATCAAGTCGTTGGAGATATTTAGAACTACCATCGATGCCGTTTCTGAAACACTTCCAGATCTTAACATGACATTACCTAGAGATGGTGGGGATTTAGTAGGCGGGTGTTGGTTGTATAACGTCACCAAGGGCGAATATAGTCCGGCTGTGAAGTTTAACAACACCACGGAACCTACGCTTTTTTACCCTACTAACTCATACACCAACCCGTTGATATTTGAAGGGGCGAGCTACACGTCTAGTTCTAGAGCGCTTACCGGCAATAACCCTACATCGTTAACAACATCATGGGAAGTAGGCGATGAGGTTATTGTCTTATTTAGTAAGAGAACAAAATACTCGCTTGCACAGCTTCCTACACTGGATGTAATGGCAAGACCGGATGTGTTGGCGGACTATTATGATTCTATGAATCTAAATGCAGTAGTAGGTTTAAACTGGAACCCTATGTTACCTGATGGGACGATGCAGACAGTCGAATTGACTAGAAAATCATTGAAATTAGGTGATCGAGTTAAGCGTACTCAAAACTTTGGCGACACGTGGGTGCATGATACATCTTTCCGTTTAGACTTTAACGGCGCGGAAAACAGTGCACCGTATAACCCGCCAGCTGATATGATAGTATTTGTAGATTATCAGCATTTGGGTAAAGTTTTAGAACCTACCCACCATCAACGTGCGGGATCTTTAGCTACGATTAAAATTGGTGATGTCTTTGCAACTGTTTCTGATAATAACGCTCCGCTTATTTACAATCTGACAGGTAAACTTGGTAAAGAAACTAACCAGGCTGCATACGTCAAACATAAGCTAGAGCGAGCAACCTTTACGTTAGATGATGAGTTTGGTGAACTCATCTCTAGTAGTTGGTCAGAAGATGCGATACGTCATACTGAGTTATCAATCCCTTGGTATGGAAGATCAGATGGTGTGAAATTGTTACCTTTCTTAAATGTAGATACTGTTACTGGTCTGGTATATGGTCATGTAACGTTCAAGGAACTTATACAGGATAGAACGGTCGATAGCACTAATACCGCTACTGTCGATCTAAGCGGTAGCGTCACGCATGGACTGTCCATTGGTGATAAGTTTGTTATTATTAATTCTAGTAATGAAGCAATTAATAATATTGTCATGATTATGACAGGCACGCCAGATGCGACGTGGGATCATACGTCATTCCACGATTACTACATAAACCACGAGGATGGTTCTGTTTACAAAGGTGGTGTAAATACAATCCATCCCACGTTTAGGGTAGACGCTTACTCGCGTTATGGTGATGATAATACTATCCAGTATTACCCTAACATTTCTTTCATTAATGATCTTAACATGAAACGTACCCTGCGTGGATTAGTTAGATTACCTAGACCGCTTGGTTTTTTACCTAAGGAGAAACGCTAATGTTGCGTCCTAATAAACCGGATCTTAGTCAATGGATCCTTGCCCCCGAGACAACGGATGATGACGGCAATGTAGTAGAAGCTGTATATGAGTTTAGTAAACTCAGTTACGATTTAAATTACATTTACAAATTAATGAGTAACAATGTCAAAGAGGACACGTTGCTAGTAGCTCTTGAGAATTATAAAGGACATCTTCAAGACTCCTGGGCGCAACGTTGCATCGCTATTGACAAGCAGAACGATGTAATTGCTAGTAAGAACAAAGCGATTCGCGAGTCTAATGCAACGCTGACAGAAGCTCAGGCTGATTTTAAACAACCCGAGCAAGAATATGTCTCATTCCCACCCATGCCTATCATTGAAAATGTCTTAGACTATTTCAACGGTGATGCTAAGTACGCGACATGGCGTAAACTAAATGCGTTTGAGTTTAATGGTACCATCTGTAGCGTTACTGAAAACGATCAAAACGGTTGGACGTCTATCGATCGTTTGATTGAACGACGCGAAGCGGCAGGTGCTGAGTGGCAGCCAATTCCATTTAAGAATGAGAATGGTAACACAGTAGTCCTTGCAACGAAAGAAGAATGGGAAACCTTCTATTTCACTGCATGGGATGCACGTGTTGCGTTCTTTGGCGTAAGCATTTAAATGCTAACTTTTCGGGGTAGGTGTTAAAATCTACCCCTCCATTTACTAAGATACTATGACACGATTGTTATCGTATTTTTAATCCGGGACCCATCCCATCTAGGAGTTTCACCCTATGAGTACAGTCAACTCGACTTCAGGCGCGGAAAACGTAGCCATTGATCTTGGTCAGATTCAATTTGACCGTTCAATCACCTCAGGCGCAGCGCCGCTAGCTGCTGACTTGGAAGAAGGTGCAATTGCACTTAACTTAGTAGATCGCAAGATCTTCACTAAAGACCACGAAGGTAATGTAATCACGCTAGGTCGTGACTACACAGCTGACATCGCCGCTGCACAAGCTAACGCGATCGCTCAAGCTAATACCTACACCGATAGCCAAATCAATGGTCTTAAAGGTGGCACACTAGCTGCTGACTTAGACACCTTGTTGAAAATCGGTCAACGTCTTGAAACTGCTGAGTCTAACATTGCTCAAGCGCAACAAGACACTTCTAACCTAACTAAAGCTGACGTTGGTCTAGGTAACGTTGAAAACTACGGTATCAGCGACTCAGTTGTAGAACAAAACTCTACTCAATACGCATCATCTATGGCTGCGTATACTGCCCACCAACGTGCGGTTGATGCTGAAGCAGCAGCGATTGCTTACGCTGATGCAGTTAAGTCTGACATCCTTGGCGGCGCTCCACCAGCCGCGCTTGATACACTTCAAGAACTTGCTGCTGCATTGACAGACAACGACAGCGATATCGCTGCTATTACGTCTTCACTTGCAACTAAAGCAAGCATCACTCAGCTTAACGATGGTTTGGATACCAAAGTAGACAAAACGTCTATCTCTGATTCAATCACGTCTAACAGCTCAACAAACGTTGCTTCTTCAAATGCAATTCTACTTGCATTGACTGACGCTAAAGCATACGCTGATGCTGGTCTTGCACTTAAAGTAGACAAGTCTGCTATCTCTAGTGCAATTGACTCTGTATCTGAAACTAACGTAGCTTCATCTAAAGCAGTTAACGATGCACGCCTACAGGCAATTAGCCATGCTAACGGCCTGGTTGCAGACCTAGCTGCTAATCTTGATTATGGTCGCAGTTTCTGATGCCTATCTTGATTACTACAGAAATGTAGTTTGAAGTAAAAAAAGAAACATAGTCAGCATGACCATGGGGTTGTAAAGCCCCATGGTTTTATGCCGTTATTCAAATACTTTTAATGTATACTCCTCATCTAACAGAGAACTCCGCTCAAGGTACCTGTAAGCCTCTCTCGCGTTAGAAAAGATAATATCCGGTTCATTAGCTTGCTTTAAGATAACGTCCTCTGGTATCCCGCTACATCCCCTGAAATCATTCCAAGGTGTAGGATCTTCGAGAGACTTTGCTAGCCATGTTTCCTGTATGATAGAATAGTCAATAGTTCCTTCACTTAACTGCTTTTTAGACAGCTCGCATTTCACTGCTAATCCTCTTAGTTTTTTACCTAACACTAACCTCCTAGATTTGATATTGACTGCTACTAGCATTCCAGTTCCACGCCTAGTAATTATCCAAGGTTTAAGAGACCGTTCTAAAGACCATCCATGTGTGTATAATCGTTGGTACAAAAGCTTGAAAGGAACATCGAATTTTTCAGATAACTCTACTAGCCTCACCTTGTTACCTTGATAATTAACCCACAATGTATCGCTTTTATTTCTAGACTGCTCAGACGGACTAGCCCAACGACAGTTTTCAGGTGTATAATCACCATCGTTATCACGTCGGTCCAACGTATGACCTTCCGGACACTCACCCATATCTTCCAGAAAGTTAGTAAATGAGTCCCATCGCTTACAGACCTTTACACCTTTACCTCCATAGTTGTCGTAATAGTCATCATTTGGATTATTACATCGATTCCTCATACCTAACCACCGTGCGTAGAGGGGGTGACGTCTACGCGAATAGCCGTGCGTCTTATTCGCTTCTTTCGCCCGCTCCTTCTGTAGACATCCACAACTGCGCGTATGACCGGTTACTAAATCACTCGTCGTAACGATACTAGTTGATCCACAGCTACATTCACAAACCCATGTGCGTTTATCACCTTTCTTTTCAACCCCTTCTGCTTTGACGGTTAACCTCCCATAGACCTTACCTATTAGATCGTTCTTATTTAGACAACCGCAGCTTTGGGTATCGCCTGCATTTAGACTTTTAGCCGAAGCAACTTTCGCATTCCCACAATCACATAAGCAATTCCACCAATTGCCCCTCTGACCTTCCTTATTGGGAGCCTGATCTACTACGGTTAATTTACCGAACTTCCGTCCCGTTAAATCTATACCTCTTCCCACATTTACCACCTTTTAATATCGTACACTATTTAGGTAATGTAGGTATGTAATTCTATAGGGCATAGGAGCTATATCTTGTGACTATGTTTCGTAAACACCCCATTAGCTTTACCTGGTGTAAGGCAATTTATTTAAATAATCTTACTACAAATGTTACATCCAGGAGTATGCAATGGCAACATTCCGCTTAGGGCCAATAGGTTTTCCTTACAGTACGACCCCCGGTGCAGTACCTGAACCTGAATTAATTAATGTGGCAGGTATTGCCATTAACGTTAAAGATCAGATCCTTTACTCGAAAGACGATGAAGGAAACATGTTCACCATCGGTTCGTCTTACGATGGAATCCTAGAAGCTCACTTTAGTGCGATCGACCCCCACGGTACATTTAACGTCGTTAACACAGACGGCGACGTCACCCTATCTGGTTTTGCAGTCTACCATGTTGTTAAACGAATTGGATCAGGTACGGGAACGGTCACGTTAGATATGGAAGACATCGCACAAAACGCGATCGTTAAAATTGACAATGTGTGGGACACGGCTGGTGAAGTCAATGTTGTATCATCTGTCGGTGGAACAGTTTTCCATCTAGATGCAACGACCGAGGATGCGTCGGTAAGCTTAACAGGGAAAGGTCAATTTGAGTTACTCGTTGATGTTGAGAATAACAAAGTCTATTTGACAAACATTGAACAGTAATCACTTTATTAAAATGGGGCTCTTTTATAGGGTCCCATTTATGCCGTCACGGTGTAACAATCGTATGTATTGTTGTATTTGTTATCAAAAGGACGTTATTGTGTTTAAGTTAATTGCAAACATTATTAAAGAGACTATCTTGCTTATTAGTGAGTTACCCTATCTCAAGTATATCAACTCATCAGTAGGTCAGCCCGTGCCAGAATTCGGCAATGAGGGTACTGCTATCACTAAAGAGGTAGAGCGCCGTAGTAAGGTTAAGTTAGCTTTGGCTATTGTAGTTACCGGGGACAGCAGAACAAAGATCTTAGATCGCTTCTTTGCTATGCCTGTTTATAAAGGCGAGGTCATGCCTATTGTGGATTTTAATAAACATGATGAGCACTGGTATTTCATTAACGGTATCATGACGAATCAAGAAGTTTTCGATGTAAATCTCCATGGACTATCTAAGCTCCTCAATCGCCCTGTAATGGGCCTTTACAACCCGAGCAAGGGAATGTATCGTGATTTGGTAGAAAGCGTTATAGGGAGGGCTACAGACAGCCTGACGCCCATCGCACGGGTTATGGCTCAGCATTTATTCTATCCCGTATTATCAGGTAAGCCTATTAGAATAATAGGACACTCTCAGGGTGCTATCATCTTATCTAATGTGGCTAAGATACTACAGAGCTACGGATTTGAATTAAACAATGTAGAATTCTTTACTATAGCAGGAGCGCACGATGAGTTTCCTCAGGTTCCCATGGTAGAGCATTTTGGTAATGAAAAGGATTACGTATACCGTATAGGTGCTAAGCATTATCAAGCACGTATCTGTGGAGAGCAGTATGTGAGGGACCTAGGAGGTCATCTGTTGAATCGTCATTATCTGACGGGGATAAATCAAGGTAATTATTGCAGTGGGCGTTCTCGTCTCTATTCGCATATTCAAAGCAAAAAAGAAGAGTAAAGAGGTGAGAGGGATAACCCTCTCACCTATGCCGTTAATTGTTGTTGATGTAAGATTTCAAATTAGTTTTAATCTCATCTAACTCAATTAACTGTGTTAGAATTTTATCATTATCAGCCATTACTGCTTTTTGATGATCGTCTACTATTGACTTAAACGTGTTATCATTAAAATTGCTAGTTTTGTCAATAAACCACATACCGCCATAGAAGATGCGATCTCTATCAGATAAAGATGCACGTTTGATAAACTCTATATCAGCCGTATATACACTAATGCCGTTTAACTTATCAGAAGTAATTGCCGATAATTTATCCTGCTCTAACTTAATAAGCGTACCAAGATTGTGAGTTAACCACGGTGGGAATTTAACCCTAGCATGTATGGCGGGGTTGATCCAGTATCCATCGTTTAATATTAAGTGACTTTCTCGCCTTCCTTCTTTTATATCTTGCAGTAGCTTAATCAGTTTCGTCACGTTAGCTAATAGACACTTCGCTGTAGTTAAATGCTGACTGGTTCTATCCACACCTTCGATAAATACTGAAGCAACTATTTTACGCAACATAGGTACATCTAGGGAATAAGACCCCCTAAAGAATGCATGGGGTTCATCCCAACGACTTAACAGACATGAGTTTAATGTCTCTTGAAGTGTCTCTATGTATTTAAGCGGTTCAGGGAAGGGTTGGTCTTTACCTTCAAATGGTTTATCTAGATAAGGATCATCCGGTGAGAAGTGGATTGATTCTGGTAGTCCAGATGAAGTATTATCCGTGTAGGTTATTTCATTTAACTTCATCCCGGTAGCCGTGTAGATGCTAATGTTCACATCACCGTCAAGATCTAAGATATTAACATTGTTACCATCTATCTCAAGCTGCACCATAGAAGGGTGCTTTTTATTAGCGGTGGTCTTTAGCTGATCTGTTGTGATGTAACGCGTTTGAATCTGATTTCTAAACTCTTGCTTAATAACAATTATAAACATAACTGTCCTTATTTAATAATGTAATGTTTCTTATAAAAGGGCGGGGTAGGTATCTAGACGATACCTACTTTCGTTTAAACCAGTTCATGACTGTAGGGATAATCGCATCGCGATACAGAAGCGCAACCAGAATAGACATAAAGGCAATGTAGAAAATGAAATCTAATAATGAGAAGTCCATGATAGTTTCCTTTAGTAATAGGTTAATCTCCTTTAAATGATGTAGGTCTAAAAGTAGCTGCGACGGCATAAGAGGATGCTATTACGCATCCTCTTTATAGTTTAATGATCTAAATACACTAGCAAAGGTAGAAGCCATACAGCCGCGTAAGGGCTGACCAAGAGCTTGAATGCGACATGCATACTTATCTCAGCAGCAAGTTCACTATCACAGGCCCTAACGACACTGATAGCAAGTAGCGTTAGTATGTAACTAAACAACCATGTCGTAAAAACACCGCTGGCTAAATAGAATAACCCGACCCCTATTGCCGTGCTGGAATCCTTTAATAGCATGGCTAAACGGTCATACCACGTAATGATCCTAGCATCTAAAGAACGACAGCGCTTGCAGCGACTGACTCTAAATAGATACTCGCCATCTAACACTGTATACGCGTTTAAGATAATAATTAAACCAATGCTAATAAAGGTAAGGTGTTGAAAAGTCATATATCATCCTTGGAGACCTTTAATTTAATATTTTCAAACATCAGCTTAAGGGCACCTAAGAAACCACCCATATAAGCTACCACTGACACCATCTGCCATTCTTCAAATTGATCAAAATTACTTTTATAAAAAGAATGAAAGTCCCATACCAGATAACAGATAAACACCAAACACGCTACCTGTGCTATGCGTAGTTTCATTAGCAAATAGGCTATCTCGTGTATCCTGTTATCTAAGCGCCTCCTCTCAGGTTGAATCTCGTTACTCATCATTTAACTCCATTACCGCTTTTTGTTGCATATCAGCAGAACGTTCTAGTTCTTTAATCACATTTTCAAGATAAGTGATTCTGTTTCGCAACTGCTCACTGTACAAACCTAATTGTATCAGTTGACTTTCTAACATGAACCATCCTTGAACGGTATAACCATAGATAGCCCAGTTACACGCACTTTCTCTAGTCATACCGGGATAGCGCTCATAGACTTCCTCTACGGTATACGCATCCTCCTGACCCGCATCTTTAAACTCATCGCAGACATACTTGTAGAACATTGCATCTTGAGCAGTTAATGTAATGACTTCAGGCATAGTGATGTCAGGTCGAGGTACAGCTGCAGGTAGGGTAGTCTTAGGGAGTATCGGGATGGTTTTCACCTTCACGACCTGAGGTTCCGGCGATAGTGCGCAGGAGCTCACCAACACGCATAGAAGCAGCGTTACCCCGCGCATAAGGTTCTTCCAAAGCTTTAACGGCTTCGGTTTGTCTGAGAGTGTTGAGAGTGTTTTCCAGACGGTTGGCGCGAGCGAAGGCATCATTGTTTTGTTCTCCATATTCTACCAACAAATCAGCCTGTCTTTGGGTAAGCGTAGTGAGTTGGTCTATTGTTTTTAATTGTCGTTCATTGACACTGGTTAAAGTGGCGTTATGTTGTTCTAACTCTACAATCGTTGCACTTTGTAACGCGTAGTCTCTTTCTAAAACAACATGTTTGTAGCTAATAAATCCAATTACACCTAAAAGAGCAACAATACTAAAACCGGCTATTTTATATCCAAGTAACATAGTCTTTTCCTTTATGTGGATTTATCAATATCTACCTTTAGATATTTAGCGGCAAGTGCTCCAATTACCTTATCTAATGTAGAGGGTGTATTAGGGTTTATTCCCAGCCCAGCAGCAGCGCGGGTCTTCTTATCTTGCGTACGGTTGTTAAAGTAACTACGTAATACAAAAGCCGGTAAACCTAAAAGCGCGGTAATAGCTTCCCATCCAGGTAATTCAATCTGCCCCTTTACTACACCCATGACCATAGATACCATATAGGTGATGTAGAAGGCAGTAAACAATATAGCCATCAACCATGTAATGCGTGGACGGGTTTTACCACCCTTAGCATCTTCTTTAGACAAGCTATCCTGCACCGCATTAAACTTATCAATATCTATATTAGACATCCCTCTATCCTCACCTAATGTGTTAAAAAAATAAATACAGCATAACACTGTTCATAAGAAGAGTCTTCTGACCCCTCCTATAAACAGTCTATTATTTAATCAGTTTTCTTTAAACCATAGCTCAACTACAGCGCTGGTGAACCCAGCAGTATACTGTTGTTTGATATGATTCAACATGGTGTTGTTTTCTTCGCAGAAATAACGCTGCTCTTCGATGTTATCTTTAATCGAATCCCGTAAGTCGTTAAGATCTTTTCGGATCTGGGCTTCAGGTAGTGAAGATTCAATATTCTTCTGCATTACCAGAATTGTCAGATTGGCAATTTTAGAAATCCAATCTTTATTCTCATGAATATCGTTAACACATAAGCGGTGCTCGTTAGCAACGACTACCTGACCTTTGCTGATTGCTGATATTTTAAATGTTATTTCCATACCGATTCCATTTATATACTATTAAAGGGCTTGTTGTACAGTCTGTACTGCATAGTAGTAATGTAGAGGTATAACTTAGTCGGTTTCAGACGAGTAAGGAGTCGACTTACCTAGCGCTTTATAAAGCGCCGTCCCTATAAGTCCTGTCTCAGTGTGTTCTAAGTTACCATTCCTATTAGTAAAGCAAGAGCCTTTAGGTAGATAATGACGCTCAAAACAACCATGCCACTGACCCGTATACTTAGTAGGGCTGCCGTTTTTATACATTGAAGGTGCACACATACAGCACAACGCCTCGCCGTCTTCAACGTTGCTAAAGAACCGTGAGTTTCTATGGCGGCGATTGTAAATACCCAGTGCGGAGTTTTCCGCCACACCACACCGGGTACATTGAAAGATAGCCACGCTAGATCAATTCGTTTACACTAAAGATAACATCATCGCAAACATCTTTAGGTGACTGATTCGCATCGATGGTTAGCGTATAGGCGCTCACTGGTTTTAAGCTATTATACGTTGCCACAGTAGCGTTGTAACGTCCCGCCCATTGTTTAAATACCTCAATAGGCTGGTCGTCATTTTTATCGGCTACTTGGCCCCTGCCTTCACCATGCATGCAGCGATTCTTCGCCACATGAGGATCTACATTTAAATAGATAAGAAAATCAGGAATAGCATACTCATCAAGTATTTCAGCAATCAACTCATTGAGCGGACGTGTGTTATAATAGTCGTGCTGGTATACAATAGTAGATAACCAGTAACGGTCTAAAACAACCCACGTACCCTTAGCCAGTAATGGTTTAATTATCTCTTCTAATAGACAACGGCGTGATAGCCACAGTAACTCAGATTGAGTCTGTACTGAGATATTACTATCCGGGTGTTTAATCAGCGTACGAACAGCTTCACCGATGACAGTATCGCCAGGTTCACGATAGTTATTAACTTCTACACCATGTACTTCACGAAGCCAACTCACCAGTCTTTCCACTACCGTTGTCTTACCCGCACCTTCTATTCCTTCTACAACAATAAGTTTACCTGACATATTACACCTTTGAATAAGTAATGTGATCTTCCCATGCTGCTTCCAGGGCAGTACGGATATAGTCTGCTACTACATCACTAGGGGTGTTTAACTCGATCGCGGTTAAAACAATAGCCTCTAAGATGGCATTATCAGCAGTAGATTCACCAGTGCTAGAAACGCGCCAGTTGCGGCTATAAGTACCTTCCTTATCGCCGTTTTTCTGCCTAAAATGATTAAGTTGATTTTTACCAATATACCAAGTATACAACGCTTCAAAACTCAGTCCTAGATCTTCCATAATACGCATGAAATAAGTGATATCAGGTTCACGAAATTCAATCGTATCGTTAATAAAACGCTCAACATCAACGCAGAGCTCTTCAACACCTTCTGGGAAAGTTAGCGGTTCTCCAAACGGTCCTTCATTTAAAATACTATCTGTTAGAACGATAGCAACGTCTTGAAATGATTCTTCTTCATCACGACGCTGTAGAAGATGCGATAGGTAGAAATGCCAGATGTCAATGACTTCAAGTTGCGCTTGTCTAATACTTACCGCGCCTTTCTTCCACCATTCCCAATCGACCCATTCAGTAACAATCTCAGACGCCTCAGTCCACATTGCGCGATACCAAGAACGTTCAAGTGCCGTCCAGTCTTCCGTCTTATTCATCACCACATTAACTTCATGTTGCTTTTGAAGCATGTCAGTTAATGCATTTATTAATTGTTCTCTATTCATTATCTTTATCCTTACTGGGTAAGATGTATTCGTTAATCTGCTCGATGGTATATCCGTTGGGGTCAGAAGACCATAATACTTGAGTTATATCAACATTAAAGGTGTAGGTCTTTCCACATACACTACACTGATGCGGTACTTTTTTACTTTCAACACCACCCCACCATTCTGAAACATTAGTAGTATCTCTAAGAGACTTTACCGGATTACCACAAACGTCACAGTCATAGGCGATCTGTATAGGGGTTAGAATCACTTGTTTAGCGGGCATAGTGACGCTCCAATGTAATGCGCGTGTCCGTATCAGGATTTTCGGTATCAACAAAATGAAGAATCTGAAACCCAATACCTGGGTTCTTAGATTTCTCTAATTCGCTGATTTTCTCAATACGGTAATTATCAAGAAGAGAGGTGTCAAAGAACGCATCACAATCAAAATGCGATACTTTAGCATGGGATATGCGCGTGACAATGTAACGATCAACCCAACGGTGCATGGCCTTATAGATCTCAGCCCCACCGCAGATGAATATCTTAGTACGCTCTCCGCCTGTATCGATAGAGTCTGCTAGGGCTCTAGCTGTCCACATTGCATTTTCAGGACTTGAGGTAACAATAACACCTTGTGCAGTCAGTTGCATGTTTCTAGTGAGAACAATAGTAACACGTCCCGGCAATGGCTTCCCTATACTTTCAAAGGTCTTACGACCCATAATGACAATTTGTTTATACGTCGTTTCTTTGAAATGTTTAAAGTCTTCCGGACAATACCACGGGATACTGTTATCACGTCCTATCCCCCACTTGGCATCACAAGCCAATATACCGATAGCGTTATCATACATCGCCTTTCTCCTTAATAGCGGCTAGTAACTCTCTAACAATAGTTGAAGCTGTTTTAAATTCATGCCGACAATCATGCAGCGCGTGATGTAGTATCCCCTCAAACTCGATAGTGTACTTAGGATCAATTCCTAATAATAACCGCCCCAGCCAGACTATTGTGCGTAGTGATTGGTTATCGCCATACTTCCATGGCAGTTCAATGTCCAAATCTCGATAAGCTTCTACAATAATGGCGTTGTCAAATTCACTACCGTTACCAGTTATGTTGATTTGTTTAACATCATATTTCTCTTTAAAATCATTGATGTCATCATTTAATTTTAATAAAGCTTCAGCCAGGGGCATACGTGGTAGGGTTTCATCAAATATTTCTCTTTGAGCCTCTAGAGAAACCAGAGAGCTGTCTTTCCAGAATACCTCAAACGTATCATGATCCTTTATACGGTCCTCTTGACCAACCCCGTTTATTCGATAATACGACTCTGCCAAAATCTCACCAGTAACAAGATTACCAATAACTAGACCTATGGTGAATATGTGTGTTTTATTACGAAGAGATCCTGTCTCAATATCTAAAACACCAGCGATGGGGTTTCTGGTAATTGTTTTTACATTGTTAGATATTTTCAAGTCGCTATTCCTTATTATCTAATTTAAACTGCTTAACAAGACTTTCAGAGAAATCACCCCCCTCTAAGTCTTTCAAAAACATCAGGTAGGCAATGCAGTCGGTAATCTCACCTTTCGCTAGATGGGATTTTAAAGCCACCACGCATTCTTCAGGAGTGTTAAAGAACCGCCCCTCACCTATTGCAGCATTTGGTGGCGGGTAGCGCCATCCCCTAGTTAGACCATGTTTAAGTTGTGCGTGACGTAATTTAACTAGAACATCATCAGCTGCTCTAACAACGGTGTTGAATGTATCGTCGTGTAGGTCTTCAACGTTAACTGGATTATAGTTACTCATTTTAATTCTCCAATATATTTAAAGGGAATGTCGTAGTTGTTACAGATCTTTTCAAACATCTCAATGAGTAGATGTCGATGGCAGAAGTCACCGTCTTTACAATAACAACCGAACGCTACTTGTTCTTGTTTACTCATCGCTTCAAATAAATTACGATAACGTCGATACCTTAGACGCATCAGTGTTTTAAACTTCTCAGTGTATTGTTCTTCTGTAATCTCACCTTGTTTGTAAGCCATTAATAATGCCCATGTCGGGGCCAGCCAGCGGTAGCCGCTTTTAACAGAGCTATTTATAAGCAGTATATGCTCGTGCTCTGGGTTATCTTCAGCCTTACCAATTTGATATGTATAACACTGCATGATGAATCTCCTCTATAGGTTTCTTTACCCGCGTCAGAGTTAACACGGCATAAAGCCAGGGACAACGCCCTGGCTAGTTTAATTACCTACGCGCGGTTTACCCACTGGACCTTGATCAGGACTAATAGCCTCTAGTAGATTACGTGACTCGTTATTAATACGTTTAATACGTATCAGCAAATCAATAATCTGCCGACTGTTTAATTTAAGAGATTGAGCAGCTAGGCTTTTATCTCTTTCGATATATTCTTGCTTTTCATTCATCTCCGCAATTAACTGATCAATAATATCCTCAAGGGGTATACCGTCAGGATTTGTTCGAGACATGAGGATTGGGGTCGTACCCATAGCGCCCGTCTTCCTAGTTACGTGTGTTAACTGCGCCATTGGATCGACTTTAGCTTGAATGATCTTTTCTATATCTCCGAGCGTTTCATGTCCGACGTTTGTGGGTGTAACTAAAAAGAAAGTTGCCATCACGACCTCTTTATATAAGGACCAAATTGGAATTCATAAAACCAGTAAGCCACAGCTACCGCATCAACACTGTGCTCGTCTAGTTCCTCAGGGTTTACATCTCTTTCCCAGCTAATATCATCTTTTGCAATAAGTGCCTTTTGCATGTCATCTTTATCTTTACTAGAACCTGACACACCAAGTGCGTTCTTAACGCTCTTAGGGTCAATCTCATTAAGCTTCAATGAGAAGTCATGTGTAAGTAGAGCTTGATTGACAATACACACGCATTCTTTTAATGCACCATAAGCTGCAGGGAAACGTCCTAAGAATGGCGTCTCGATTGCAACAGCATGGGGGTCCCACTGATCAAAGATATTCAAAATTGCATTATAGTGACCGTGTAGTTTAGCTACTCTATCACCATGTATTTTGGCAATATGAGCGTATCGCTTAACATGGTCTTTACCCTTTAGCGTAAAAGACTGGGCGCAGATAACTTTATAGGTTCTAATGTCTACCTCTAAAATACCTACACCCATGTTGTCAACGCTAGGATCAAAGCCAATGATGCGAAAAGTGTTTACACCGAACATAGCTAACCTAACCTGTTGTTATTGAGCTTGATTACAAGCATCTTTCTCCTAGCGATCTCAAGGCTATAAGAGGAGCGTCGAGCTCCTCCTTGACCGGTTATCTCTAAAGGTAATGGTACATTAGAGATGTAGAGCGCGCCGCATTCCTTGCAGTGACATGGCCAGGCATGGCTACCATACAGTTTTTCCCGTGTTGCTTCACTTATACTGGTAAGTGAGACTTTACCTTTACAGGTCTCTACTTCACACTCATAATCGAGCGTGTGGGCAAAGGTACTTAACGTTTTTATATGGTCACTCTGCATGTCATCACCTTAGATTGATAATGATTCAGTACCACCTAGATTAAACTCAAGCGTTAAGCTGTTATTTAACAACCATAACTGCTGATGCATGGTGATGTGCGTGTTAACCTGCGCGGCAATAACTTCAGCGTAAGTGAATGAACCACCTTCGCTGTTAGTAGCGCTGTGTGTGTAGTCCTGACCAGATACCAAACCTATCTCAGATAACGTCGCGTACTCTTCTTCACCATAGATAATTTTAGCAGCATTAACGATTTCGTTGATAATGTCGCTAGTGAAGTTAAGCGTGATACCTGCAGAGGCGGTCAGGTACTCACCATCAGACACGTTAATACCCGTAGGCGATACTTCAGTTGGCGTTGGACTCAAGTCGCTTGAAGACGGTGTATATGGAACAGTTGACTGATCACCGTCAGTAACAGTTACACGGTTGTAATCAATATCCACGTTAGTGTTATCGATGCGCAGTAAGTAATAGGCGATGTAATTAACACCGTCAATAGTTTCTTCGCGACGCATACCGTAACGGGCACGCTGTGTTGCGGTAAGGTCATTATCTACCTCGCGTAATACAAAGGGTAGGTGTTTAAATAACGCCGCGTCAGACGCTCTGTGGGTATTTAAACGCGTAAGCGATGCACCGTCTGCGCCACTGGCGTTTCTATGACCACCACGTCCGATTGCTAGGTACTGCATTACCGGATAGCCCTCGGTTGGATGGATGCCATCGAGAATACCAAACTTTTCATTTAGTGTGGTATTATCTACGATGTCGTAGGGAATACCTAAAACCTGTGCTGATTGAAGCGCACTGGCGTAGATGGTACGTGTTACATTAGTCATGTGTTATTTCCTTTACGGCGACTTCAACGTTTGCAATGCGTATAGAACCTAAAGTCTTAGCACGGGTGTGAAGTGTTGCAGTATCTAATTGGTTAATGGAGAACTGTGCATACGATTGGCTTGTGTCATTTAACCTTAACACGCCTGGTTCAATATCGATGGAACCCATGTCTGCATGTAGAGATGCGTCTTTGACACGAAGTGTAGAATCGTAGTCACCGTCGTTATGTGAGCCAGATATATCCAATTCAGAGATCTTGAATCTACTAGTATCTACATTAAATGAATTCTGACCTAACAATGTTGATACGACGTTAATATCGTAACTGGTTAGCTGGTTCAAAATAGACACTAGCGCGTTTTGTATAGCCTGCGCGGTGGTATCTGTAGATGCATCGCTACCTGTGGACGTCTCTACAATAATATCCATAAATGCTTGCGCATCTGTAATGCTAATCTCTTCAACATCAATATCGTTAACAAATAACCATTGATCATAAGTTTCTATATTGCTAAGCGTGATAGTCTTAGATTTAGTTAATCGATTAAACAGAATACGTAATTCTGCTTTCTCTTCGATCTTGCTAGCCATATTAGAGGCCGTTAAGATAGAGGCAAGTACCGTATATACATCGTGAACATGTTCAAAGAAGCCTTCGGCGTTGATAATGTTAGACGTGGTAGGTAAACTTAAGAATAAATCACGATATGGTTCTACATATTTAGGATTCAGTCCTTCGGTGAATGTATCCCAATCCTGCATTACTGGTTCTACTGTTAAGAACGTAGTAAAGGTAGGGATTTTATCTAATGTTACGCCTAGTGTGCGGTTAAACAGATACATGTACAATATAAATGCATCAGCTGCACTTATTTGAAGTATGTTACCGCTATGCGGGTTAACTAATGTTACGTTACCACTATAGACGTTGATGTTAGATAAATAAACCCAATGTTCAAGTAATAGTTGGTTGATGTCAACAGCTTCAAAGCTATCGTTGATCTCTACTACTGATTCTACCACTTTAGTTAAGACACGGTCTCTGCCTGAGCGCTGCATCTTCAACACCCACTCATCTGTGAGTTCCTCTGCGTTAAGCCCATTATCAGGCGCAAAGTTACGAACCAATTCAGTCAGTTCATCGGGTGTATAGATTTGTATTGCATCAGCGCTAACTAGAGAGTCGTTAAGTGGATAACGAATAACGTCAATCTCTGGACGTATTGAATCAGGTAAACTGTCCGTACGATGACGTAGGTCGTAGGCGTATAAAGGTAGACCACGTTTGGTTAATAGATTCTCAATTAACAGTCTAAACGTTGATGTCTTCCCTGAGTTCTTATAGATGTATCGGATGTTTCTATATAAGAACAAAGCCTGCGCGGTATTAAGGCTTTCACGATAACCACTCAAACCACCATGACCTGCTAGGTAGGTCCATACGTGATAACTATGGGCCTTGTACGTCTTAGCGTTATCTAACCGTATGTTGATAATAGCATTAGGTAGGTGACTGAACATCACACCTATGGCGCTTGCTAGATAAAGATCATCACTTAACGTGTAATCGTTAATATGCCACCGCAGCATATGGCGATGTATCCAATTCTGTATACGGCTAATTAAATCAGCCTCATTGATCTCAACAAGGTCATTGTTATAAAAAAGAATATCCCAATCGGAAGCGGCAATAGCCGTATCTATATCAACCGGATTAACAATACCACGGATTAACGTTTCTTGATCAGGGTAGCGGGCAAGCAAAGACAGATACGCATCGCTATTAAAGGTATACGCTTTCGCCGTAGAGCGGTGTATCTCTAAACTCTCTCGAGTGAATGCTATGACCTCTAAAGTATCAAGTGATGTTACCGTCATCGGTTCGTCAAAAGGATGGTATTGACCGCTTAAATTTAAATAATATTTCCATGTACTCGGGTCCGTTTCATCAACTTCTACCCCAAGCAGGTTAAGTTCTGCATTTATAGCAGATGCGACTTCGCTGGATTTTAAAATAATCGAACGGGCTAGATTAATACAGCTTTGTCGATAAAGATCGTAGGTAGAGTCAGACATATTGTACTTCGCTCTTTATTACAGTTATAGGTAATTACACAATGGCAACAGAACATATTCGCAAACACTCCCATCCCCGCCATGACGCTGATCAAGGGATGTCGGCCGAAACTAAAAGCATCATTGATAAAATAGTTAATCCCACGCAATCAGATGGAGAGCCGCCTAGAAAAACAAAAGCGCCTTCAATGAATGTCATGGAAACTATTTCTAATGAGATAGCCACTAACATTAACGATGCTAGAGCCATATTTGAAATTCTGCCTGATACCGAAATGGCGATGCAAGTATTAGTATCGTCAATACTTTCGCCTAAAGACATGATCTCTACAGACATCAACTTCACCTCCAGCGTATCTGGTGAGGCTGCTGATATAGCGGCTAGTGTCATAAAGATTGTGCAGAATTATTTCATCACCGAGTTTGGTCTTAAACGTCGCCTCAGTAGTATATTGCAAGACGCGTTATTTAAGACAGGTAGTTATCCCATTGCTGTTATACCTGAGAACACGTTAGATGATGTAATTAACAGCAACGACCAGGTATCTACAGAAAGCGTGAAGTCTTTTTTCACTAAAGATACTACAAGTGTTCGCCCTCTGGGACTGTTAGGTAACCCTAATAGTGGTGGCAAGAAAACCAGCATTGGCATAGAGAGTTTATTTAGCGCCAATACCGCGCCTGATAAATTTGATAATTTTAACCCTTATACCACAGTGACAGATAACTTTAACGCACTTAAAGTACCTGCATTGTTAACAAAGGCACGTCAACATGCAGTAGCGGATACGTTTCAAAACAGAGGTGTCGCAGGTGTAAAGGTTGGGTTAGAGTCGTGGCGTGGTAAACAGGGAGAAGACAAACCAACTGTGCTTAAATCGGCGTATCGTCGTCGTGTCTACACCCAGCGCTCTGCCGTGCAGCTACAGACCTCCGAGGCGCTTAACCGTGAAGCAGTAGGTCATCCGCTGGTGATGAAGTTACCTAGTGAATCTGTCATTCCGGTACACGTCCCGTCTGATCCATCTAACCATGTTGGTTACTATGTGCTATTGGACAAGAATGGTAACCCGGTTACACGTGCTAAAGATTCTAAATACTTCACTAATTTAAAGCAACGTTTGAAAAAAGAAAACGAAGGCACGAGTGAGCTTATAGAGCAAGTACGTCAAGGTATGTACGGTGAACGTAGTAACATTGCTGATCGTACTGAGTCAGAAATCATTGCCTCTTATACATCTCTAATCGAAAACGATTTAGTCGCACGTTTAGAAGCAGGCGTGTATAATGAGAATGCTACATTATCATGCCCTGGTGAAGTAGGTCGTATTATGCTTGGTCGTGCATTAAGTAAGATGCATACTCAGGTATTATTCATCCCTGCTGAATTGCTGACGTATGTGGCTTTTGATTACAACGACAACGGTACAGGGCGTTCATTGATTGAAGGTTCTAAGATTATAGCATCGCTGCGTGCCATGACCATGTTTGCAAACACCATGGCCGGTATCAAGAACTCTAACAACCGTACTAAGTTGAACATTACTTTAGATGAAGATGATCCAGATCCAGCAAGTACTGTGGAGAAGATCATGCACAACTTTACTAAGAATCATCAACTTAGCTATCCGTTAGGTACTATTGATCCATCGGACATTACAGGTTACTTGCAGCGCTCGTCAGTTGACATTAACGTAGAGGGTCACCCTGCGTATCCTAACACCAAGACCAACGTGGAAGATGGTCAGCGTAATATGGTTAATGTCGATACGGGGTTAGAGGAAAGCTTACGTAATCGTCACTTCATGTCGATGCACATCGCGCCTGAGATTGTAGACTCTACGCTAGATGTTGAATTTGCTACTAACGTGGTAGGTTCTAACCTATTGCTGGCTAAACGTGTTATCATTTATCAGGACACGCTATGTGATCACTTATCTGACTTCATTCGTAAGTTTACGTCTAATTCATCGGTACTGATGGAACAGATTGTAAATGTGATTGAAGAATCTTCATTAAGTAAGAAACTTAAACAAGGTAAGACCGATGTAACTGAAGATGGTACCATAGACACAGTGGAATCATTAATTGCTGAAATCATCGATTCTATCCGTATTAGCTTACCTACACCAGATACTGCTAAGTTAGCTAATCAGGGTGCGTCTTTTGAAGAGTTTAACAGTCTTCTTGAAGCAGCACTTCCTGCTTACTTAGATGCTGAGATGTTTGACGGTATGTTAGATTCTGACCTTGAAGAAGGTATTGAAGGAACCATCGCAGCTCTGCGTAGTTACTTCCAGCGTCAATGGTTACGTAAGAATAACATCATGCCAGAACTTGACGGGATGGTTAATGATGGTTCAGTGGATAGTTTTGATATTGTAGCTGTGCATAAAGACCACGCTGAAGCCATTCTTGGACCAATGCAGAAACTATTAAGGATGATGCGTAAGGAAGGGCGTAAAGCACAAGGTAACTTGGATGCTGATCAGGATAAGGATACACAAGCAGCAGAAGAGAAAGATGCAATGATCCAATCATTACAAGAAGAGTTAGAAGCGCTTAAAGCTAAGCTTGAAGGTAATGAGGAGGAAGAGGAAGCAGAGGAAGCTGTAGATGACAATACAGACATCCCTGAAGACCTAGAAAGTGAAGAAGAATCTGAAACACCACCTAGTGAAGAACCGGGTGCTGATGACGATCTACCACCACTTTAACGCATAAGTTGTAGGGTAGGATCACCTACCCTACTTTATGCCGTCACAATGGGATACAGGCGCTTTAATCGGACTTACGGTTACGACGTCGCTGTTGTCTTGCTACTTTAGCACGCTTACGTCCTTTAATGCGTTTATTGCGAGCAGCCTCGTCCTCTAACCTGGCTCTACCGGAACTACATCGTTTAGCTGTAATTGGAGCATTAGAAAAAGAAGAAGCCATAGCTGCTACTAGAGCAGCATCCATACGGGGTTTAGAGAACATGAGACATTCCTTATTTTTATAATTGAAGACAAAAAAATGGAGAGGGCAAAACCCCCTCTCCAAAATGTCTGGCCCTAACACCAGACGCCCTTTTAAAGGGGTAGCGACGTGTGGGTTATTATCCCCACAGTCCCAATGCGTAGTAGTCTTTACTTAGCCAACCTGGCAGTACTTTTAGGCGGTACCCATCGATAGTGTCGATGAAATAATGACGTACGTTCAACTCGCCTGTGCGAGAGAATAGATCTTTTAACACTTTAAACTCAGTTGGATTAACGGATTGTTTAACCGATGCAATAGGTGTTTCTTTAGAGATGTTAAGCTCCATTTCTTTAAGGCTCCAAGGAACCTGAGTAATAGAGATGACGTCTGCTAGGAATACCACAGCGTAGTCTTCTTTAGTTAGATCTAAGATGTCTGTATCTTCGATGTTTTCTACAAAGCCCGATAAGTCGGTAGCTTCTGCCAATTCTACAATGTTGTCTTTAAGACGCTCAGCATCGTAGGTAGATTGTAGATAGTTACTTACATCACCTGCAGGGACAGCAGAGAAGATAAGCGATAGTAGATCGTTAACTTTATCTTCAAACAGTTTGCGCGTACGCTCACCGTGTTCATTTTCGATTTCAGTTAATAGATCATCGAAGTCAGCTAACTCATCTATAGTCCAATCAATAGACAGCGAGTAGTTAAGTGCATCGTTGATAATGCTGATAGCGCGATTAGCAATTTGACCACAGAAACGCTCAGGCATATCTAAGCCGTTCATAGTCTTAATGAAATCACCCATCGTCTCTGCTGCAACCAGATCATTTGCTCCTTCGCGATCAACACGATAAGCAATCGGTTTTAACTGACGATATTGGAATTCCAAGATAGCGCCCTCAGGGATCTTGATGTTCTTGCTGATCAACGCTTGACGCAAATAGAACTCGGCTTGTTGATCAGAATGCGCATCAATTAGATTGTTAAGCTGTACTGCTGGGACCATCTCATCCTCCTCAGCCTCATCCGATAGGATTGTCGCTGTGGCGTTTACGTAATGGTAGTTCCCCCATCCGTCACCTTGAGGAGAACCACTAGGCTTACCTAGATTTTGAGTAGTAAGGGCTTTATCTAATTCGTGCTGTTCGTAATCCATGAATTCACCTTTTTCTTTAATGACTTCCACGACGTAACCGTCTTTGTGCGGTAAGTAAATACGTTCGTGTGTGTTAGGGTTGTGTAAAATGTTAACAGGTAGAGTAGGTAATGTACTCATACCGGCAGCTAGATCAGTGTAGTATAGCGGTGCGTCGTACTTAGACGATAACTCATTGTCAAACGACACATCTTCAGCAGGTTTAATCTCAGGGGTATCCCAGCGACCACGCCCAAAAGATTCTACGGTGTTGGTAGCTGGTTTCTTATCCGTCTTACCCACATCGACTTCTTCGTAGTTGTGCAATCCACCACGACGACCAGTATCTACTGTCGAACGAGCAGGTGTGCGCTGGTTAGTGAACATCGATGAACCACCGTTATTCATACCGCCATAGTTATTACCCTGATAGTTTGACTGACTATTGAACCCACTCGTTGAGTTAAATCCACTTGTACGCGGGGCATAGCGATCGCCACCGCCCTGGTTATAGCCCCCGCCTTGATTAAAACCACCTTGGTTAAAACCACCACCTTGATTGCCCCACTGACGACCACCACCTTGCTGTTGATTTTGAAACTGCATAATCTGCTGCTTCAATTGTTCAAACTCAGCAAGTGTGGACTGTACAGAATTGATGATGTTTGGATCCTGCACCAATTGCTGCAACGGTTGGAACTGTATTGCGTTAACCGATGCGTAGATCCCTGTCATTTTCTGGGCAACCATCTGACAAGCACCTTCTAGGTTTTGATTACCTGAACTCATTACAAGTTCTAAGAAGCCGCCAGATGAAATAAGCATATCCTCGTATGCTTGGTTGTTATACATGTTGTTCGCCATTTGATTATACAAGAACACACGCAGAGGATTACGTGTTGCCTGCTCTTGTAAGTTATGGCGTAGGTAGCCGTCCATCATTCTAAATGCATCTGGACCCAACTGCATTGGGAATCCGTTAGGGGGATTACGACCAGGTACTGAATACGGCAGTCCTTGAATAAAGAACTGCTGATTAGGTACGTTAGGATCAAAGGGTAAATTACCGGGGTACATAAGAGACCTCGTTGTTTTTTGTCGGTAGTGTGTTTACAGTCTGATTGTTACGTGCGTGCAATTTTAGCTTGTACTGAGTCAATCAAATCGGCAAACTCTGGATTAGGTATAATCTCACCATCAGGTGTTACATTTAAGTAAGGGTTAATCTGGCCATGACCTGTTGGGCAGGAACTAGGCTGATTACCATAACTACATACTTCTGCTAGCGAGGCATGCAGTAACCTAGATGGTTTAGTCTTCGTACCGTTACGAGAGCCAGTCGCATCGGTCTGAGGCACTACTTTGTTAGTCATCTTAAACATAAGGTTATCACCTGCGGTAGAGAGTGAACTTACTTCACCATGGCCGGTGTTAATCTTACGGATGGTATCAAACTTAAGATACTTATCCATTAGTTTTTCGATGTCTTTACTCGTTAGTGTTTTATTTTTATTAGAGTTTAACTTGAAGGTGAAATTGAATATAGCCTTTATCACATCTAGTAATATATATCTCAATGTTGTTAGCTTCTTACCGTATAGGTTAGAAACGTCCGTTGTGACTATAATCTCATTCATGGTTTCGATGATATAAGCAAATAGTGCGTAAATGTCTTTACACTCTACCCCTTCCTTCTCAAGGTTCATCTGTACCAATCCATCAATGTAGTAATCTAGACTCACCAGGTGAGCGTCGATGTCCTCTAAGAGCCTTCCTTCATTCACTTTACTCTTGAAGATAACGTGTCCCATCAACACACGCCATAAACGTGTATCGTCAATGTACTCCGGACGAATACGCTGAGTAAAATGATCTGCTAAGTAGAAGAAGGTTGCAAGTAGGTTGTCTGATAGCTGACTGCGTTGATCACGTTTACACGCTACACGTATTTGAGTAGGTCTGTAGCCCTTACCCTTAACGCTAATAGGCTGTAAATGTAAGCTCTCTACAATCATCCATTCAGACTTAGGGTGGGTTTGCTCGTTAATCGTGTTACGATCACCCACCACTACATCCATACCGCAGAAACGTTTGAAGGTTTCCGTTACCCCGTATTTACAAAACAGATAATGACCTAAGGTACTTACCATATTTAGGCGGAGTCCACCCATGTAGATAATCTTAGAGTTTTTATCTTTCTGGCGTAAATGGTAAATAGTACTCCATGGGATACTTAAGGTTTCTTTTACACCATCGATGACCAGGTTGTGCGTGACCCTCTCAAAGGTAAGTTTGTCACGTGTTAACGCAACGAATAGTTTACCATCATCAACAGAGAAAAGATTATCAACCATGACAGGATTGATAACATACTTAGAACCATTTACACGTATTAAACCACCTGGTCCAACAAACGGAAGTTGTAACAGACGTGGGAATAACTTCTGGCCTTGATAGCTGAAGTTAAATTGAACAGCGTAGAAGTCACTAGGTGCTAGATTAAACTCAGCACGCGATGAACGCTTGCGCGTCATGTAGTTATACTGCTGCTCTGGTGTCGCTCGTTTGTACTCTCCATCGTACGTAAATCCCTCTGGAAAGCTTCTTGCTGCACATTTCCACACATGGTCGATGTATTCCTCGACTCCACGCATCTGCTCTACGACCAATCCTTCCGCCAAAAGGGGATTGAACTTAGGCACATGTTGCTCGTGTATGTGTGTAAATAAATATTGATCCATTAGATCATCCTCCGATCAGTTATGTCTACATTCGGACATAATGACACTTCTTTTTAAGCATCACCATAGGGTTAGTGTTCTCTGTAATTCTTAACGCTTAGTCTCGGAATTTAGCCACTGCCGCCAATGCAATACCGATGCCTGTTACTAATGCGCCGCCTATTTTAAGGATCTCCACACCAACGCTACGCTCATCCTTCATTCTATCTACTTTTGCTTTTCTTTCCAACTCCTCAATCTTCCTTTGATGATCACGTTCTTTACGTGACTCTTCTAAACGTTTAGCACGCTCTTCTGCTTCAGCTGCCTCTTTATCTAGCCGTTGCTTCTCTAGCTGATACTTCTTCTCCAACAATTTAACTTCATCCCCATAGGTAAGACACTCCTGGGGGTTGTAGTAAATCATAGGCGCGTCTACGTTATCTGGATTCAAACAGTCTAACGTTTCATAATGGCTTGTGGTAGGACCATTGACAAAGATACCGTTAATCTCACCGGCTTGCGATGTATGGGAGCTACGATGTATCCAGATGCCGTCCTCAAGGCTTTCTGACATGGTAGGTTTAATCTCCATCACATCCCCTTGGATATTGATGTACAGTGAATCGAACCGCTTGGCATTATCTATCAGCGTGATTGTAAAGTTACTTCGTAGTAATGCTTTTCTATCATTCTCATGTTGAGTGAAGATACTGGTTGCGTCCTTACCAGAGTAAGGATGTCTAACGTCGTTCCCGTCTAACCCAATACAAACGTCTAGGTTAGTTAAGTAAAGTCCTTTAGGGTGATCTGAGATCGCCCTACCACCAATGATGTATCGGATAGTAAACTTTAATCCTGATTTATGTTTCTCTATATGGTCTCCTGATGTAATAGCTTCGATAACGCGCTGCTGTTCGCAGTGTTGATTGTTAACATCTTCTTCTACGTCAATCATTAGCTGGTTGATAAATTCATCCACACGGTCATAGGCGACTAAGAAGGTTTGCTCGACAATAAGCTTACCTACATGAGCCGATGGGATGTTCATGTGTTTATCCTCTAGTGTTAGAGGAAACATAATGTTGTTACGGTGAGAGAGATATAGCACCTTACCTGTATAGTTATAATAGCTTTCAGTCACACGCAGTGCTGCATGTCGCGGCTGACTATACGTATTTTCCTTATACGCTTCCATTGATCTTATACGTGTAAAATGCCCCCTTTTCCTAGATTTGTCCATTTGGCGTATTCTCTAAACTTAACCCTATTAATGGTCTTAGCGCAAAGACCACTCTAGTAATGTAGGTCTGAAGTATCGTCGAGACGGCATAGACGGCATAACACCCAGGAACCTTAAGTCCCCAGGTGTTACTTAACCACACTAAGTGATATTTAAAACGGTAATTAAACCGGCATTGTCTTTTTTTGTTTTGTAATACGCAAGCGCATTTTAACCAGATTGTTAATGAAGCGTTGGGGAGGAAACCCTCCCCGAAGTAGGCTTAGCTACGTGTTGGTACACCACCGATGTAGTCAGTGAAGACTGCGTCGATGTTAGACACGTTGATCACACCCAATACTGGTAGGTGTGGAACGTGTAGGTCACGTGGTTGAACCTGAGTTTCTTTAGTTGTAGCATTGTCACGTGAAACTTGCGCTGTGCTAGTAAGCTCAGGCATGTAGAAGTGAGTACCAAAACCAAGTGCATCAGGCTTACCGCTTGCACCGCGACCGAAACCAAGAACGATCTTACCATTCATACGAGAATCAGGTGAAGATACAACTTCAAAGTCCATACCGATGCTTGCAGTGCGTTCATCACCAGAAACCATGATGTGCTGAGCGATAACGTTATCTGTACCGATGATCAACTTAGGCTTAACGCTAGTACCACCAGTTTCCATTTCTAGCGCTGCTGCGTAGTTAGAACGATCCATCATCTTATAAGCTATTTGACGAATGGCGTCTACTAGTACCGCAGAGAAGTCAGCTGCTTTCTCATGAGACTTGGTAGAGTTGATCACTGCTTTAGCATCGATAGTTTCTTCTTGGAAGTAAGGCTTCACTAGAAGACGACCGATACCTTGTACTTGTGGAGCAGCACCAGTTGCGCTTGCACGTGCAACAGTTGAACGAAGGCTATCTACATAGTTAAGTAGAGTAGTTACCGCGTTGTTTGAAGTACGTGTACGTGCAGTTGTAATAAGAGCACGTAGATCAGAAGCGCTGTCGCTAGCACCGTGAACAGGCTGAGGTGCAGAGATAGGTGCACCTAGTGGTACAGTGTAACGCTCTTTAACTTCAGTGCGATCGATCAAGATACCACGAGTACGGCGGTTAGCGTTAGTTAGACGCGCGTCCAATTTGTAACCGATAACTTCCATAGAGAAGCTGTCGATAGCAGTCTTACCAGCACCAGTGCTAGTAGAGATAGGTGTACCGCTAGCGTCGTGTAGACCGTTAACGCGAACAGGTGAAGCATTGATTTCAAGTGCACCAGTTTCAACGTTAATTGTACCGTTAAGCTTAAGGTCAACAGACGCAACGTTGTCACCAAGACCGCTAAGTGCAGCAGCAGCAGAACCATCAACACCTTTAGTGTCGTTAGCAAGCAATACCGCGTTGTTAGAGAACGTTAGTGTCATTTCACGGCTATCACCTTCAGCAGCAGGCTGGAAAGTAGTACGTGGAAGACCTTTAACCTGGATCTCAAGAACGTCAGATTCACCAGTAGATGAATCGGCTTGGTTAGCTGCATCACGAACAAGAACGTAAACAGTCTTAAGTTCAACACGACCGTCGATAGAATCAGTGCTGTCGATCTGTGCATTGATACGGTTAGGACCAGTTGCAAGAGAAACCAGATCCATTTGCGTGTCTACGCGAAGTGCAGAAGTCTTGAACTCGTCACCGTCAACTTTAGTGTCAACAGGTGCTAGTACGTCTGTGTCTACGAAGAAGTCAGCGCGGCTGTCGTCAGCCAGGTAAACTGGAACAAGTGCAGTAGTTTGGTTCTCAAGAATAGTTGCATCTTGAACCGCTTCTACTAGGTTAACTTTACCGAAGTTAGTGATGCTGCCAGTAGCAGAACGAGTAACTTCATTGAAAACCATGGTACGCTGTACAGATACTTCAGCACCTGCGTTGTCAGGAGACATTACGTAAGTTGGGAAGAATGCTTCAGCAAACGGGTCTTGTACCGCAGCAAGGGCGTT